CACGAACGCACCTGTAATCCAAGATTTACCGACTCCTCGGAAGGCTTGGATCTGTAGACGTTTAGGACCGTGTTGTAGATAATCAGCTATAGCGAATTGTGCTCTTGTTGGTGGGGGTAGTTCAAGCTGTTCCCATAAAGCAGTCAGAAACAGCTTGAAATCGCCCTGTAGAGCCTCTAAAGGGTTGGTCATGTATGTTTTATCATTACTTAATTTGCAAGCTTCTTAGAGCGTCTTGTGGCATTGTTTTTCTTATCTTCAAATTGGTAGGTATATTGGCTAACCGATCACTTGTAGTGTCGTATCTGTTCTTATCTTTTTTAATTCTATTTCTGACATGCAGTTCACCTGCTTTCGCAATCATCGAAGGTGCAGCTAAAGGTGGAAATTTTGTTGATGCTAAACCGAGTAAACCTGATGCAGATTTTAAAGCTCCAGCACTATTTTCTAGTTTTGATTTATTTTTATCTAATGCTTCGAAAGCACCTGCTGCTGCTTCATATCCATCACCAAAGAATCCAATACTTTCAAGGAATGCTTTACCTCCCCAAGCCATAGCTGCTCCAGTACCTAAATCGAAATACTGTGCGTTAGCTCCAGCACCTTTACCAATACCAAGAATTCTTCTAAGGTCTTCATTTCTCTTACCTTCGATACTTATAGTTCCTGGTCCTCCTTTACCTATTGGCCAGCGTTTTTCTGTTGGTATAGGTATTGGTACATCTTTAGTTAATTTATGAAATTCTTTAGGGTTTTCTTTTATCCATCTAGCTATATACTGTGCTGGTAAAGCACTAAAAGTAGGATCGGCTTTTTTTAATCCTTCTATAGTCGCAGTAATTGTACTAGCTGCTATTCTTTTTCTTGCTAATGCCTGTTTAGTTAGTTGACTAACAAGTTGTTTTTCAGTTAGTTGTGAATAATCAGTTTTTGGTAGACCTCTTACTTGCTCGTGTATTTTACTGTGTACTGTTCCTTTAGTTTGATCACCCCAAGCTGGAATAATTTGTTTTGCATTATCGTTAACAATTATTCCTTTTTTAGCTAATTTTTTGATAACTCTAAAATAGAATTCAGGTGATCTACCTGCAAAGGCTCTAATAAGTTCTTGCTGATCGAAAAGATGATGACCTTGAGCACCTAATAAAGCATTTGCAGCTTTCATTGAAGCATTGAAAGCTTTTGAATCTTCTGGGTTGTTAAGTATTTTTAAATCTGCTCTTTTTTTTAGATTTAATACTTGTTCTAAAAGTGCTGACATTAAAAAAGCCCTCTTGCGAGGGCGGTATCGTTAATACGACTTCTTAGACTTAATTCGTTTAGCTCTTTCTTCGAAGTACGCTTCTTTTGCCTCCCTCATTTCTTTGTATTCCTTGGCATCAGCTTTATCTTTGGGAGACTCATAGGTTGCTGTGCCTGTAAATTCTTTTGCCATTAATTGATGTGGTTCAATATGAGCTGTTCTCGTCTAGGGTTACGTCCATATGTCGAACGCATCCATCCGAGCCAATGACTGCTACCTTTGCCTTGATTGCACGATTGACAGGCGGG